CCGTCTTTTCACCGTCTGCGATCTTCTCAATCGCGTTGTTGGTTGTCCAAGTGCTTGCCATGATAAATTCCTTTACTTGGCTGTACTATATCTGTTTTGCTGGCTTTCGTCTATGCTGCGTGCCTATTTGAAAATTGAGGGGTTACAAGTCATCAAGTTGTGGCGGTTCAGCCCAATTTGGGTTTGCGGCCCAAGTCGTTCCATCAAACGTATATTTATTGCCCACCCAATCAGATGGAGCATTAGTGACATTTGCATAAACGGTTGAGCTACTATCGTTTAAATCATGTATGTTAAACTGCACTGGGCTTCCTACAGCAATTTTTTCAGTAGTTGTCTCAACCACTACATCGTCATTTATTAAATACTTTGATACATTGGTGCCTGTTTCTACTATAGTTTTCATGCCTTACCCCTTCACAATAATTTTTGTTGCTGATGTTGCGACACCCGCAAACACTTCTGGGTTGTCAGGATATTTTTCAAGCGACCCGTCATTTTGCACATAGTATCCTTTTCCAGCAGTAAGACCAGATTGGCCCTCGTTTACAGAGCCAACCACATTAATCGTAGCCGTTGCAGCGTCACTATATGCGGCATCTGCAAAACCTATAAAGTTTGATGACGTTATATTGCTTGCTGTGTATGCACTTCTAAAGACGCGCGAGTTTCCATAATTTGACGCGCCAGTATATGTCATTATCACAGCCTTGGTGTCAGGGTCATAAGCAGCTGATTGATGCTGTGACGTTCCACTGTAGACTGTAGTTTTTGAACTTGCAGTGATAGAGTTTCCTTCTACAGTAATAGTCCGAACCTCCATTTCTCCACTTAAATTATTGTGATAATGAATAGTAGTGCTTTTTGCCGCAGGGTTGTATGTTGCGATATTGTAAAGAGTGCCAGCATTATTAAAAATAGAAGATGATCCAAAGCTAATCGTGTCGCCGCTTACAGTTCCAACAATAGCCTCGCCTTTATCAGCGGATGTCTCATTTTGATAAAATACAACTACTTTTTTTGCACTTTCATCATAGACCGCTCGGATGAAGTCAGCATCATCGCTTCCAGAAAAAACAACAGCATCGCCAAAAGTTATTGTTGTTTTGTTTACAGTTCCAACTATAGCCGTACCCACATTAGAGTTTCCAGCATCCTCATAACATATGACTATCTTTCCAAAATTTGGTTCATAAACAGCAGTTAGATTTCTAGTATCAGCCTGCTCAAAAACCACCTCACTGCCAAATGTTATAGATGTTCCAGAAACAGTTCCTACTACAGCCGTACCATAATTAGAGTTGCCGACATCTCTGTAAGCAATAACAACTTTTCCAGTTGATGGGTCATAAACACTGGTTCCAAAATATGTTGACCCAGTATTAAATACAACAGCAGTCCCAAATGATATTGATGTGCCACTAACAGTTCCAACAATAGCCGTGCCACGACTAGAGTTTCCTAAGTCCCTATAAGAAAACACAACTTTTTCCTCGCGCTCATCATACACAGCGGAAAGATAATATGGAGCGCCTTGTTCAAAAACGACAGGTGTCCCAAACGTTATTGATGTCCCACTAACAGTTCCTACTACAGCAGTGCCTTTGTTAGAATTGCCATTGTCAACGTAACCTATAACAATTTTTTTTGTGTTCGGATCATACACAGTAGCGTTATAAAAACTGTTGGCACTATTAAAAACTTCTGCTGAACCCAAAGCCTGTGTCTCAGTAGTATTCTCAACAACACTTACTGTACCGTCACTATTAAGAATAACTGCATCACCATTAGACAGTGCGCCTGATGCTGTAGCTTCTACAGTGCCGCCACCACCGCCGCTACCACCAAGTGCGCCCCACGCACCATTGATATACCCCTCAAACTGATTATCAGTTGTACTGTATCTAAACATCCCATTTGCAGGGGATGCTGGACGTTGTGCAGTTGTACCATCTGGAACTTGGATTGCATCAGTTGTGGCAACATCTAGCGATACAGTCGGAGAAGTTGTGCCAATACCTATCCTTGCATCAGCAGAGCTTACAACAACTTTAGTAGAACCATTAAGCCCACTTACTTCTAAACTTGCGTCATCATTAAAAGGATCGCCACCTTGAATTTTTACAGTATCTCTAAACTGTGATAGAGCAACACCTGATGTTACGTTCTGCAATAAAGCAGATGTGCCATCAATAGCTATTTCAAAACTACTTCCTGTCTTTGCATTAGGGTGATCAATCTGCAAGGCCCATAGGTCAGTAGCCACATTTTTTGTAAGCTTTAGGTGACTTTCAGCTGTGTCTGTAGAAATAAGCTGTAGTTCAGGGTCATCGTTTTCAACAATTAAGTGACCACTACTATCTATTAATGGAACAGTACCGCTTGCGTCAGGAAGCGTAATTGTGTTGTCAGCCGTTGGATCAGTTACAGCAAATGTAGTCTCAAAAGCGTCAGCGGTTGCACCTTCAAAGACGATGCTGCCACCGACTGTAATATTGCCAGTGACATCTATAGCACTCAGCGCAGTTGTGCCTTTCAGCAGGCTTTCAAGCGTATCAAAGTTGCCGTTTAAGTAGCCGCCCCAAAGGTCTTCATCATCGCCCACCGTCGGCTTGGCAAAGTTATATGTCGTTGTGTAAGTAACCATTATGCGGCCTCATTCCATGTCACAGAGTTTTCTGTTTGCGGCGTCAAGCAGATGCAACTGCAAGTGTTGCGCCTGCCGCACTAACAGTAAGCTCTGGCTCTATGCTGATCGCAATGTTTCTCTCACGCTCAACCGAGCTTGCAACACTCAAAGCTGGCGTGACTGAAATACCAGACGTGGCGATACGAATAGCGCCCGCTGTAGCTGTCATAGTAGGCGTGGCAGTAGCAGAGCCAGAGGCGTTTATTGCGCCAATCGGCGTCATCTCTGCAAGCACTGAAATCGGAACAGTGCGCTCAACAACGCGCTCATAGTTTAAGCTGGTAGTCGCAGCAGCAGACACCGCTGCGCTGTCTTGCCTAATAACCTCTACGGATACAGATGTAGTTGAAGATGCCGCAAGTGTAGCAGTAGCATCATATGTCAAGATCACCGCTTGGGACGCGAAACACATCGCCTGTCTCAATCGTCTTGCTTGACGTAAGAGCAGCCCACGCAAGAAGGTTGCCAGCAGATGACGCATCAAACACGCCCACATGCGAGACTGTGCCATAATTGGCTGTTGCAACTGGAAACTCAATTGCAGCAGAATTTGATGCTGTGTCACCGCTCACCGTAAACGTAACTGACTGCCGCGCATATGCACCGCCCGATACCTCTGTGCCGCCACCGCTGTCAGATGGTGCAGCCGTAAACAATGCCAAATACCAAGCAGTCGGGCGTGTACCGCCTGACGCAGAAAATGCCCACTCTAGCACCTCTGTTTCTAAATAGTCTGAAAAGCTCATGTTGATCTCCGATTTAGCTGTGTAGTTTATACACCATTTCTATGTTTTTAGTAAGATGTCACCTTCATACGCAAAGCTGACGTTGAGTTTTTGGTGCGCTCACTTGAGTTGTTCAAACTTTGCACAGCCGTGCCATATAAACTAGACCAGACTTGAATGCGCTCATCGTCACCAAGGTAAGGCGCAGCCTGCAGCAAAGAACCATACAAATACGCATCAGGCGCATCACCTAAAAGCCAGTTTGATGTTTGGCTGTCAGAAAGCGCTGGGATTTTCTGATAATACACAAGCTCAGTTGTGTATGTTGTGTCAGGCGTAGGGAATACCTCAAGGCTTGAGCCAATATATGCAAAATACTTGGGGCGACCCGCTGTGTTACTATTCTGCTCTCTGCGTGCAATCAGGTCATCAAGGCTTGTCATTTCAAGGCGAAAGGTGTCGCCTGATGTAATGCTAAAGCGAATTGTCTCCAGCCAATCGGCAGGCACAGCGCTGTACTGGCTGTCTATGTCGCCAGTTGAACGCTCAACCATCTTGTAATGCCGCACAGAGCGTTCCATCTGATGTTCTGCAAGACTGATGAAATCAGGGATAACACTCGTAAGATCATCGCGGTTCAGCCAGTTGGCAATTGCGGTCTTTAGTTCTGCGTAGGTTGTAATAGCCATTTAACTTCTCACCATTTTTCTTTTGCCGCCC